GTTAATTATGACAAATATCAATATGTGGACAGCGACCAACCACCTACTAACCACCTACCTCAACAAGTACTAAATAACAATACTAATACACATATACTAAATAGTAAGTCTAGCAAAGATAAGGTTGTGAATAGTGGGTATAAAAAAGTTGGAACTGAGGGTGCTTATAATGTTCTGCAAAAAGACGGAAAAAAATACCTTAAACATAAATTTAAAGATGAACCAATAAAGGCTTATTAATGTCTGCTATATTTAGAATATTCAAATATGTTAGAAAAAGGTTGATTAATTTATCTATTGAAAATAAAAGGTTAAAGATGCAACTAAGTTATTATAAGGCATTATTAGAAAGTGATAATTCTAAGAAACATTAATGCCACATTTAGAACACATTTTATATGGTAGAAAGAAAATTAAGGTGCATTTTAAACCACTAAAAAATCTTGATGGATATTACGAAACCGAAAAAAATATAATTGTGTTGGATAGTAGAATAAAAGGTAAAAGACTCTTTAACACAATAATTCACGAGATATTTCACTTAATTGCACATCTATCTAAAATTAAATTTAAGTCTATGAATGAAGAACCAATGGCAATAGAGATAGGAAATGGCTTTACTAAGATATTTAAACAAAACCCAAGATTATGGATATTACTAACTAAATTATTAAGAGGATAATATGAAAATAGAAACAGCAGATATAAATACTATAAAACCTTATGAGAACAATCCTAGAAAATTAAAAGATTCAGCTATTGATAAAGTTGCTATGTCTTTAAAAGAATATGGCTTTAGACAACCTATTGTAGTTGATAAAGATAGAATTATTGTTGTAGGCCACACTAGGTATAGAGCCTCTAAAAAATTAGGGTTTAAAGAAGTACCAATAACTATTGCTGACAATCTTACACCTGAACAGATAAACGCATATAGAATAGCTGATAATAGAACTGCCGAAGAATCCGAGTGGGATAGTGAATTACTTAAAATGGAAATAAAAGATTTAGAAGCTAAAGATTTTAAATTAGACTTATTAGGTTTTAATGAAGATCAATTAAACGATATGTTATTTGAGGAGAAACAAGGTTTAACTGATGAAGATGAAGTTCCTGAAGCACCTGAAGAACCTATATCTAAACTAGGTGATATTTGGAAACTTGGTAATCATAGGCTTATGTGTGGTAATTCTGTTGATTATGAAGATGTGCATAAATTAATGGATAATAAAATTGCTGATTTGGTAAATACTGACCCTCCGTATGGAGTCAATTATCAATCTAATATGAGAACAAAATCAGAAAAATTTGATGTAATTAAAAATGATGACAAAATATTAGATATAACACCCATGATAGATAAATTTTCAAAAGGTTGGGTTTTTATTTGGACTACTTGGAAAGTTATTGATAAATGGCTTGATAATACAAAATCTTTTGGATTTCCTACTAACATGGTTGTATGGCATAAAGGAGGTGGTGGTATTGGAGATTTAAAAAAAACATTTTCAACAGATTATGAAATGGCATTAGTATTTAATCGTGGTGCTGAATTATGTGGTAAAAGAATTGGTAGTGTTTGGAAATTACAAAAGGATAAAGCTATAAAATATAAACACCCTACACAAAAACCTGTAGAATTATCAGTTGAGGCAATAGATAAAACAACTAATCCTAAATCTATTGTAATGGATTTATTTTTAGGTTCAGGTAGTTCATTGATTGCGTGTGAAAAAATGGATAGAATATGTTATGGTATGGAATTAGACCCTAAATATTGTGATGTAATTATTAAAAGATGGGAGAACTTCACAGGGAAAAAGGCAGAGTTAGAAAATGGACAAAATTAAGGCAAATAAGACAGAAAAAAGACAAGGTGCTGGAAGACCCAAGATAGTGGTCGATATAGAAATCTTAAAGAATCTAGCCTCTATTGGCTGTCCTGACTATGAAATAGCTAGTGTGCTTAATATATCAGCTAAAACACTTAAAAGAAATTATGCACATATTGTAGAGGAGTTTAAAGAAAAGGGTAAAGCAAGTCTAAGAAAGAAGATGTGGGATAAGGCAGTTAAGAAAGATAATACCCATATGCAGATTTGGTTAAGTAAAAACTATCTAGGTATGAAAGATAGAACTCAAACTGAATCCATTGTTGAGCCTTTACCTTTAATAATAGACGCAAAAGCAGATGAAATAGATGGCTAAAAAAAAAGGTAATTTATTTGGTGCAACTATTGAATACACTAAAACAACCAAAGGAACTTCTATTGGTAGAAAGCCAATAACAAGTACAATGAATAAAAACAAACGAAGACAACGAGGGAAAGGAAAAAATCGTGGACAAGGTAAATGAAATTGGAGAGAATACATTTTTAAAACTAAGACAACAGAGAGATCAAGCAAGATCAGAATGTGATCAAGCTAAGATTCAAAGAGATGTAGCTTTAAGAAAATTAAATAAGGCTTTACAGATCGCTAAAGATTTAAGAAAATTAGTAGAGCATGGAAACTAAAAGGCCTAACTTTTATCCGAATGGCGAGGTAATAGATTATTCTTTACCTCAATCATTTACTAAAGCATTAAAAGGAAATAGCTGTGGAGATTGTGGACTCTACAGTAACAAGTGGTCATTCTGTGGTAAGTGGGGTTCTAAGGGAGTTAAAGATACTTATGTTTGCCACGAATGGAGAAAAAGACACTTCAAGAGATAAAACTTCAAATTTAGATTGTTGTATGATATTTAGTATATTATGGCTAAATATAAAAACAAAACTGTAAAACTTAACAAACCTATGCGTGGAGATGTTAAGAAGTTTAAAGTATTTGTAAAAGATAGATCATCTGGCAGAGTTAAAAAGGTTAATTTTGGCTCTAAGGAAATGTCAATTAAGAAACATATTCCAGCAAGAAAGAGATCATTCATGGCTCGTATGGGTGGAGTTCTTAAAAAGGTAAGAGGCCAAAAGACTCTATCTCCAGCATATTGGAGTATCAGAGCATGGCAGAAAGGTTTTAAATTATGATTGATAAATACATTGTAAAATTTTTATCAGCTATAGATAAATTCTGTGAGGGTCTTGCAAAGACATTAACTAAAAAGAAAAAAAGATGAGAGATACTAAAGTTTTAGAATCGTTTAAAAAACACTCAGAGAAGAAGTTAAAAGAAATGAATATATTTAAGAACTTAAAACAAGAAGTAAATCATGGTGCTAATGGCACTCAACAGTATGTAATTAAAAAAGGTATTAACAAAGGTAAAGTTGCTAAATGAGGATTAACATGAATTATTATTTTACAGGTAGTATCATTATTGCATTTGTCTTACTAACTTTATTGGTTGCACCATTATGAGAATATCTGAAAATACATCTGTAAGTATGCCAATTCGCAATATGGCTATGATAATTTTAGGTGTAGCTATGGGTGTCTTTGCATATACAGAAGTTACTGCAAGACTAACAAGCCTTGAAACATCAAGAGAATTATTCCAAGCTGATCTACTTAAAAAATCTGAACAACTTCCAACTGATCAAGAACAATATATGTTGATAGAAGATTTATATAAGACAACAGAAAAATTAGAATTAACTCAAGAACAAAACATGACGAATAAAGTTAATATACAGTTTTTAAGAGATCAATTAGATAAAGCATTAGATGATGTTGAGCATTTAAAAGATAAGGTAAGACAAAATGGAAACAATTATTAGTAGTGTGGTTGCATTGTGTATGTTTGTTGCTGGAGAGTTAAAAGAACATAGAATCCAAGAGAAAATGTCTGATTGCCTAAAAGGTAAAAGAGAAGCTGAAAGAAATGCTAACAATAATATTGAATACAAATGTGGCAAAGTACAAGCAGAACTTGAAGAAAATATTGATGGCAGTAAATCTATTAAAAAGATAGTGTCTAAACAATGAAATTTATTTTAATATTTTCTCTCTGCTCTGCAATTACAGGATATTGCCAGAACCCTATAACAGTTCAAAAAGAATTTAACTCATGGACAGAATGTGTTAAGGGTGGAGCAGAAGTTACTATAATAACCACAGAAAATTATTCAGAAAGATTTAACAAGGAAAAATTATACATATCTTACTTTTGTAATGAAAATAACTCTGACAAAACCCCAGCTTAAAGTATCATCAAGCAAATCAAGGTTCAGAGTCTTAATATCAGGTCGTAGATTTGGTAAGACTTATTTAGCTGTAACTGAAATGATGAAGTATGCGTGTCAACCAAATAGAAGAATTTGGTATGTAGCACCTACATTTAAAATGGCTAAAGAGATTGTCTGGGGAACTCTCAAAGAAATGCTTAATCAGTTTAATTGGATTGAGGATATTAACGAAACTACAATGACAATAACTATTAGAAAAACTAATAGTCAAATATCTTTAAAGGGTGCAGATAACTATGACTCATTAAGAGGTACAGGATTAGATTTTTTAATATTAGATGAATTTGCTGATATAGATAAGCGAACTTGGTACGAGGTCTTAAGAGCTAGTATATCTGATAGATTAGGCCATGTACTATTCTGTGGTACACCAAAGGGATATGGTAATTGGAGTTATGAATTATATCTAAAAGGTAAGCAAGACAATGAATGGGATAGTTTCCAATATACAACTATTCAAGGTGGTATGGTATCGCCAGAGGAAATAGAACAAGCTAAACAAGATATTGATATAAGAACCTTTAGACAAGAGTTTGAGGGTACATTTGAGAACTATGCTGGTAGTGTTTATTATAACTTCCACCCTGTAGATAATGTTGTTAAACGACAGATAGATTGGGAAAAACCTTTACATATAGGAATGGACTTTAACGTTGACCCAATGAGTGCTTGTGTAGGGCAAATAGAAAAAGATAAAGTTTATTTTGTAGATGAGGTTATCATTTATGGAAGTAATACTGATGAAATGGTGCAAGAACTAAGAGATCGTTATGGAACTAAAATGCAAATATTTATATAT